TAATAAGCCTATCTTTTTATATGTGATATATAATTGGGATGACGCAAGCAATAATCTTTATTATACCAATAATAAAAAGAATATCACTTATAATGGACAGGTTTATTCAAGATTTCCTATTACTCACGAGACTATCGGAGAGAATACTACAGGACAGATTGATTCTTTAACTATTAAAATAGGGAATGCTACTCGTCTTATTCAAGCCTATCTTGAAACTTATGATTGGAGAGGGAAAAAAGTATCTATTATTCAGGTCTTTGCAGATAAATTAGATGATGTGGATGCTAATATAACAGATACATATTATATAGATGCTTATTCAGCTAATCAAGATAATGCATCTTTTACTCTTACAAGTAAATTTGATATCTTGAGTATAGGATTACCTACGAGAAGATATTCAAGGAATTTCTGTAACTGGAAATTCAAATCTACGGAGTGTGGGTATGCCGGAGCAGAAACAGAGTGTAATAAAACATTAGCAAGATGTAGAGTATTAGTTAATTCAGAACGTTTTGGAGGATTTCCAAGTATTCCTTCGAAACGCATAATGATAGGATAATGACAGAGCGAGAGGTCAGAATAAAATATCTGGGAATCCCGTTTGAGCATCACGGAAGAACTCTAAAAGGTCTTGATTGTTGGGGGCTTCCGATTTTGATTTATAGGGAAGTTAAAAATATTGAGATTCTTGATGTAGAATATAATAGGAATTGGGCGAAAGAGGGTAAAAATTATTTTGTAGATTGTTTTTATAGAAAATGGATTAAGAAAGAACGGCCAGAATTTTTAGATATTTTATTATTTGTTGATGCAAGAGGAGTGATTTATCACGCAGGAGTATATTTAAGTAATGACCAATTTATTCAAGGTAGCACAATGGGGGTTATCATTACAAGATTACAGGGAATCTGGAAACAAAGATTAGCGGGAATATATAGATATGAAGAATAATATTTGTATTGATTGTGGAAAATCTATTCATATACAAGCAATACGATGTCGAAGATGTGCTAATATAGGTAAATATAATCCTGCATATGGCAAAAGAAGTCCGAATTTTATTGATGGAAGGTCTAAAAAGAAAAAATATTGCATAGATTGTAATAAAAAAATTGTAGGTTATCAACACGAAAGATGTTTTAAATGTAAATCTATATATGTAGGTAAATTATTGCAAGGAAGCGGAAATCCAAACTGGAGAGGTGGACGATATAATACATTAAGAGGTTATACTAAAGATTTTACTAATGATATCAAAGAAGAAGTTAGACAAAGAGATAATTATAAATGTCAATTATGTGGTGTTCCACAAAAGGAATGTTTAAGAAAATTAGATGTTCACCATAAAGATGAGAATAAAAAGAATTGTTCTCTAAATAATCTCATATCTTTATGTAGAAGTTGTCATATGAAAATAACTCATAACAGGAGCTTTAATGTCTGTTCAGCTTAAATTTGTCCCGAATATAATGGAAAAAGAAGGTAGGAAATCTTACGAGATAACCTATTCCAGAGATAAGTCTATTAAGGATTATATAGATGAATCTATGGTAGAGCTTCTTAAGAACCCTTTTTCAGAATATAAAGTTATTGTATCTGGTCAAGTCGTAGAAAATCTTAATAATCCTGTAGATAATAATGATGAGATAACTATAACACCAAAAATTAAAGAGCCGATAACAGCTTTACTTACTATGTTCGGTGGCGGGTATCTATTATGGGGGATAGCCAAAGCTGCTTTAGTGGTTTATACTGTTTACTCCGCTTTTCAAACGCCAAGAACGCCAAGCTTCGGAACAGCAACAGTAGGGATAGATGAGGGTTCTCCTACTTATAGTTGGAATGGAATACAAACTACTCAAGAAGTGGGCCTTCCTGTTCCTGTAGTCTATGGAGAGCATAAATTAGGCGGGAATATCTTAAATGCTTTCATAAGGAATGATGGTGATAAAAATTATCTCAATGTTTTACTTGGGCTTTGCGAGGGTGAAATTGAAAGCATTTCTTCTGTTAAAATAAATGATAATCCAATCGCTAACTTTGATAATGTAACTACCTATGAACGAATGGGAACTAACGACCAAGCTGTAATATCTAATTTTGAAGATGCCCACAATCTTTATACTGTAGCAGTAGAGCTTACTAAGGATAATCCACATACTTATACGACTACTGATTCTGATGTAGAGTCTTTTGGTATCCATTTAAAATTATCAGGAGGACTTTTTCAGCAGACTTCAAATGGAAGTATTCTTGATTGGAGTGTTACCTATAAAGTTGAATATAAGCTACACGCTGACCTTTCATATACAGATTTAGGAGAAACGGCTATTACAGCTAAATCACGGTCTACTATTTCGAGGGTCTATCGAAAAACAGGATTAACAGCCGGACAATACGATATAAGAGTAACAAGACTCTCTGATGATACACAATTAAGCCCTCTTAAGCAAGGAGATTTGACTTGGAATCAATTAGATGAAATTAAAACAGATGATTTTAAATATCCAAATACAGTTTTATTAGGGATAGAAGCTCTGGCTGATGACCAATTATCAGGAGGGATGCCTAATTTTACTTGCATAGTTAAAGGGAAGAAGATATCTTGTCCTAAAGTTATGAACGGAGCTGTTCATATAGATTGGGAAGATTATTATTGGAATTCAGCTAACTCTGAATATAGATTACTTGCTGATGATACATCTCTTACTTGGGATGGCGTAACTTACGAGGACCAGTATTGTGCTAATCCTATCTGGTGCGTAAAAGATTTAATGATAAATACAAGATTTGGACTTGGCGAATTTATCGCTGCTGACCAGATAAATGCTTCATTATCGGTAGAGATGTCTAAAGTTTGCGAAGAAAAGATTGCCGATGGCGATGGAAGTTACGAAAAAAGATATAGATTAGATGTAGTTTTAGATAGCATTACAAGGGCTTTAGATTTAATTTCGCAGTTAAGTGTTACATTTAGAGGGTTACCTTTTTACTCTAACGGAACTATCAATTTAAGAATAGATAAACCCGATACAGCTACTCAATTATTCACAATGGGGAACATAAAAAAAGGTAGCTTTAGTCAGTCGTGGAAGTCTATAAAAGATAAGCCGAATGTAATCGATGTTCAGTTTCTTGATAAGGAAAAAGATTATAAACAGGAAACTATATCTTATGTAGACGAGGCAGCCCTTACTGCCGGAGACCCTTTAAGAAAAAAGACTATTAAGATATTCACTACAAAGGCCTCATATGCCATTAGAGAGGCCAGATACACCCTTAAACAGTCTAAATATATTAATAAGACCATAGCCTTTGCTGCAGGAATTGATGCAGTAGCGTGTCAAGCAGGGGATTTAATCTCATTTTCTCACGATGTTACCCAATGGGGATATTCTGGTAGGGTTAAGGGGCTTTCTACGACTACCAAAGTGATTTTAGATAGGGAGGTTCCCATAGCTGCCGGAACTTACCATTTACTTGTTCAATTTTCTGATGATACTATAGAAGAAAAAGTAGTTAGCACGGGTATAGGAACGACAAGTGTTATCGAAGTAGTTGGAGATGCTTTTACTCAAGCTCCGCAGATTTATGATAAATATGCCTTCGGTCTATCTACTGCGCCAAAGAAAGATTTTCGTATAATTGCTATGGGTAAGAATAGAGATTACGAAATAGATTTTTCGGCTGTGGAATATGAGAGTGATATTTACGATGATACAGCAGTCACGATTCCAGATACAAAATATTCTGCCCTTAATCTAACGATTCCAAATGTTTCAGATTTAGCTCTTACTGAAAAGATTAGTTACTATGCAAGATGGTAGCATCGAAGAAGCGATAGATGTATGGTGGGAAAAACCTGCTATGACAGATGTTATCAGGCAATTTGACCACGTTAAAATTTATATATCAGAAGATAATGCTACTTGGGCCTTGAGAGGAGAGTCAAACGATATACATTTTTAGAATATTAGGAGATTTAGATGCAGGAGAGAAATATTATATTAAAGTTGTTACCATTACGGCTGACGGGGAAGAAAATCAATTAAGTTTAAGCCCTTATGATGATATAACTTTAGCCGGACTTCCTACTATTCCAGATGATATAACAAATTTTGCTTCTAATTTTGATGATGATTTGGAGCTTACTTGGGATAAAAGCTCAAATAAAGATATTGCAGGATATGAAATAAGAGCAGCAGATAATAGTTGGGGAGTGGATAATGCCGATTTAATTTATCGAGGCTTAGTTAATAGTTATATTTATCAGCCTGCATCAAGAAGTCCCGGCACGATATATATTAAAGCATATAATACAAGCGGAAGTTATTCGACTACTGCTCAATCTGTAACTCCTACGAATTCAGCTCCGACAGCTCCAACAGTAACGGATACTGTCTGGTTTGGGATGGCTACTCTTGATTGGGAAGATTCTGCAGATATCGACCTTCAATATTATGAGGTCTATCAATCAGAAACAGGAGCTTGGGCGGGAGAAGAAGTTCTCGTTAAAAAAGTTAAAGGAACTCAAGCTAATATTCAGGGGAAAGAATCTACTAACGCAAACGCAGACGCAGCAGACGCTACAAGTATTACGGATGCTGAATTGATAGGTTCAGGTGTAGATGAATTTGTTCACGATTATGTTCGACAGACTTCCGGCACTTATAAAGACCAAGTAGCCATAGTAACCGTTTATGATGATGCGACAGGAAAAGTAACAGTAGCCTCTTGGCCAGATGGAACTCCAGATATAGGAGATGAATTTGTTTTGACTGATAGAGCTTTCTTTAAGGTTAGAGGAGCTGATACTTATGGAGTAGGTTCTTTTTCGTCAGAAAAGACTATAAGTTTTGACCCTCTTTCAGAATTTTTGATTGAAGATGGCTCCATTACT